TTCCCTGGAATTACAGGGAGGACATTGTAGCCTTCGCTCTCAATTGTTCCCTTTTTAATAGCCATCGGCCCTCCTGAGAATTGTTTGGTGGATGAAAAAATGATCTATTACCACAAGACATACAGTACATTTCTAAATTATTTATTTCTGTATATTGCCTATCTAGAAACATTCTTCCTTTGCATTTTTTACAAAAAATCATTAGTTGGGTATGCCTATTGCAATAAAGTTAATACCGACATTTGTAATTCCACCAAGGTTAAATTTAACTGATCCTTCTAGGCCTGAAGTAGTTATGCTAGAAAGTGTAACAACTACATCTTTACCCGCAACTGATGCGGTTCCAGTACTGACTGGGGTTGCGGTAACTATAGGTGTAAACTTAAACTCGGTAGGAAAAGAGTAAGAAAAGTCTTTTGTTGATCCAGCAGTCTGGTTATCTCCTTTTGTAACTGAAACATATCCGCCAACTACTCGTGCTTCTGATGTTTTAACGCTTTGCTTTCCTGCGTTTGGAGTATCTACTGTAACATATTTGTTTATTGAGGTAGATGCTGCAGTTGACAAATCATTAACAGCCTTAACAATCTGGTAAATATAAGTTACGTCTAAGGGCTGTCCTCGCTCTGGTACAGGTAAAATTGCCATAGTATAATTATACCAGACTCACTGTTTCAGAATCGTAAATCTCTAAACTAGGATTTAGTTCTGGGTTTGTTGAAGATGCTTGGATTATGACCCTAACAGAAGTTGTTCCAGTTTTTGAAAGTAAATAAGTTGTTGACGCAGTTGTTGTTTTATAAGTTGGCAAAGAAGAATCAAATCCTACAAAAATATCATATAGTATCTGTGTAGAAACATCTCCAAGCGACCAGCCTACCTGAATGGTATTTGATACAGGGTCTGGTTTTACATATCCAATACCAGTAGAAACCTGTCCAGATTGTACTGCAAGGTTTGAAGAGTAAGCAGACTTTCTATTTTTGTCTTCAGCAACAATTCGAAATCTAAGAATTCTGTTGTTATCATTTGTAACTCTTTTTAAAAACTCTTTTTTAATAATAACATTTTTAATTCCAGGCTCTGGCAAAATTGTCATTTTTAAACATCCAACGCAAATCTAAACTCTATATAGTTTGTGGTATTTGCTGTTTTTATAATTGGTCTAGACTGTATATTTTTAATTACAGAATATCCAGTTAAGCCATAAAGAGAGTTGGTTGCTGTAGTATTTTCAAGTCTTAAAGCATCTAGACAAACATGAAAAGAATTAGAAGGCAAATTATCTTTAGTTACAGTTGCATAAATTTTTGCTGTAGTAACTTCAGCCCAACTAAATCCTAAACTCTTTTTTAACTCTTGAAAAGTTTTGCCTACTACAATATATCTGTTGTTTTCAAAATCATGAGTATTCTCTGATGTCCCATTTGCATATCCAATGTCGTCAATGTCAACTTGAAATTGTGCATATTGAGTGGTAGAGTTGGTAGTATGAGAAAACTCTAACAGTATTTTAACATTGTCTGGAACAGTTACGGGGACTAGGCTTGTTCCAGGAACTCTATTTATAACAGAGAATGCAAGTTTAAGTTCATCTAGCGGACTGTTCTTGGTAAAATCTATAGAGGTTTGATCCAATATGATATAGTCTGACACAGATGTTCCAACCATAATTCCTTGTGGATTATAGGAAAGAGATGCTGTGTCTCCTCTGATTGCAATAATATTATTTAAAAATCTACATCTTTCATTTCTGTTAACCCTATATTGATTTGTAAAAATTCTATTGTCTGCGTTTGTTGCAAAAACTTTTATTGATTGGTTATTGCTATCAACTACATTAATAACTCCATCATTTTCTTCTCCATCTAGGGGTCCATACTTAACAGCGATATTTGCAGGGGCTCCTCCATCAATACTGTATTTCCAATTGTCGGTATCTGAAAAAGAATAAACAATCTTGCTATCAAATGGGCCAGCAAGTGGATTAGATGCTGCAGAGAATATTCCTACTTCAGTAATCTCGTATCTTTCTTCTGTTGGAAGTTCTGCTGTTAGTACTACCTTTGAGAGTCCACCCTCATTTACAAAACCTCTAGAGATAATAGGAACACGCAACATTTCAAATTCTAAAGACTCTTTATTTTTCATGGCTAGTAACTCGGCAGAACTAAATGTATGATCAGATGCTACTGGCTTTGGGCCACAGCCTATGGCAATATGAGATGCGTAAGATGTGGTCTGACCCACAAGGTACTTTGCTAAAATATTTTTACCTGTATTAGTTATCATTTATTGCCCCTTTAGTATATTGTATCATTAAAAATCTCTCCAGCAGTAAGAATCTCAACCTCTACCTGCTCAGTTTCTTTCACATTAATTACATTAATTACAAGGTCTCCGCTTATTGGATCTATATAGATAGACTTGCCATTAAAAACCTTTGTTCTTTTTGTTAGGTCTGGATCGTCTCCTTCTAGCGTATAGCCATTTCCATATACTGGAATATAGTTTGGAAACGACAAAGCCAAAGAACCAAAAAAAGAATCGGCAGACTGCAACCTTAAAATATTGTTTGGATTATACTGCAAATAAAGATCTGTTAAATTTTTAATTGGAGAATAAAGTATTGCTTGACCATTTACCAAGTCATGCCTAGATATTGTAGAAAGTTCATGACCACCAATATCTTCAAATATAAGGTCTGTCATTATTTCAATAGCAACTACTTCTTCTCCAAACACCAGTAGATCTGGTGTTGCAATTTTTACAGAGTCATCACTAGATGTGCTGTTTGCCTTGGTTGGATCTGGAATATTTGCTGTTGCTGAGACATCTGCCATTATAGAACCTCACTTAAAAATAGTTGCATTTCTGGACCATTAGAACTTCTTGAAAAGTCAATATTATATACAACAAATCTATTAGAAGAATTTGATATAGCGTCTACTTCATTTTCTTTATAGTCTAAACTAACAATATCCCCAAGTTGGATTGTTGGGTTTGAAAATATTTTAACCCCTATTGCTTTTCTTGGTTTTGCTATTTTCTCAATAAGCCATTTCATTAAATCCCATGCTTCGTCTTGTGACTGAACATAGGTTGCATCCAAAGAAAAATCTTTTCTTCCGTTTTCCATTCTGCTAAACTTTATGTCCTCGTAGTCTGACCTGAACTTAAAAGGATTTGAGATAAGTTTATCTGCAACAAACTTTGGATCTGAGTTAAGGCTGTTCTTATTAAAATATTGATCAACTGTTAGGGTATTGCTGGACTGTTGAGTAAATGTAATTCCCTGAATTCTTAAGTAGTTTCCACTAGTCTCGTCCAAACTAAGGGCTGTATCTGTTGCATTAAAGATTAAAAACTCTGCCCCATAAGATCCTGCTCTAAACCCAGACACAGTAAAACCTTTTATCTTGTTAAATGTTGGAGAGATTTTTGCAGTAAGTGCTGGAAAAGCCTTGTCATATTTAAAGTTAAACTCTGCAACTTCTCTCATAATAGTTCCAAACTCTTCAAAATAGATGTTATATTTTGGAGACTCAGAAGATCCAACTCCAGATAGGTAGGTGCTTTGTACTAATCCACTAAGAGCATATTTTCTAAAAGACTCGCTTGCATCAATATCAGAATCTCCAAATACAGAGTTTACTGGAGTTCCTAAAGAAAACGATGTGTTTTGAGAATAGTTATTGCACAAGGCATATACATTTTCAAACATAGCCCTTGAAGACCCTCTAGTAAATAAAGCAATATTAGAATATACTGGCAGTGGCTCAGTGTCATCTACTGTCTTTACCATAGTTCCATTTATGTATAGGTAGAATCTTCTTAGAGTTCCTATGTCTTCATATTCTACTGCTAAATCATATACCGTTGGATTTTCCTCAGCAAACATTCTTGATTGACCAGTAAATCTTCCATCATCTACTATAATTTTAGCCAAGCCTTTATATAGTGGAACTGGAATTGCTGCGCCACCACTTGACTTAACCTTATAAAATAAAACATTATGAACATCTTGTTTGTCTTTTGCTGACAACTTATTAAGACCAAGCCCTGCTATTTCAAAGTAATAACCAACATTTGTTGTTGGGTTTACCATTACTGCTATTCCTGCAGACCCTCCAGACACTGTAACATTTTTGTCTGGAGTAGATCCATTAATAGTATAGTAGGCAGCAGCACCATTAGAAGTTTGACCACGGTCTTGATTGTTTTCTATTTTTCCAATTATTCTAACTCTTGTTCCAAAATGTTTATATTTTTTGTCCGCTAAAGATTTATAAACATAGGAAACAAAATCTCTTGGCTTTTCTTTTGTACTAAAGTTTGGACCAGTTAAACAAAATGCTGAAGACTGAACAGATCCAGGCACTTGCTGAGTTGCTGTAGTTATTTCTCCTGCTAAAGATGTTGACAAAAAGTTTCTTATAATGCCACTTCGTGTTGCTGTTCTTGATATAACATCTGATGATATTCCGCTACCTGTTGTTTTGCCTGCAGCATCAACTGTTGTTGTTGGTAAAGGAGTTTTTGATTCAAACAAATATTCTGATGCCATGTAGCATCCCTTTATGTTCTCGTCTGATTTCCAATAATCTGCTATTCCTGCAGAATGCTCAACTACCGTTGTGTCAAATTGTCCACGCCCATGTTTAGATACTGGACCATTTTTGAGTTTAACAATTCCTTCTTGTTCAAAATAGTTTGGCTCTGAGTAAATTCTTACAAGTCCAGTAGGGTATAGTTTTCCATTAAATGGCAATTTAGAAAAATAGTTTTGATATTCTTCAACTGATGTTATCCAGACATTTCCAAATCCACCAACATTATATTGAACAGCATCATACTTTATAATTTCTCCACTAGAATAAAAATATCCATTATACCTAGTAATCCAGTAAACTGCCTCTCCAAGGCTGAACGTGTTATTAATAACGATACCATTTTTAACCTCTGGAACCTGATCTGATAAATTAGAATTTAATGGTATTGCAGAGAGAACATATGCAGACTGAGTTCCAACTTCATTATTTATTGACTTTGTATTTTGAGTGCCAGAGACTTCCCAAAGAAGTGCTGGCTTGTAAATATACATTCTTTCATCTTCCAAAAGACTTGCCTGTCTTAAAGAACCTATAGACCTTTGAAGGTGTCTAACAGTATAGTTTATTGTTCCTCCGTTGTATATTGTGTTTGACTCATTTGATATTGAAATAATATTTGATAGTTTAGAATTTGTCAATGTTTTATTTTTAATTTCTTTGTCTTCGTATAAATCATTTGTTCCTTTGAGTGCAAAGTCTGTTGCTCGTTGATCTGTGGTTGGCATTATATAGTCTTTGCTCATCATAACAAAATTATTATACTCATCAAAGAACATGGCTGTTTGTGTTGATACTGCTAAGTCTTGTAGTACTTGAGCAACGCTTTTGTCTGGAGGAACAAAGAAATATGGCATGATCATTTCTTTTTCATCTCCTACTCGCTTAAATGTGTAGTTAGAAAAGCCAATGCTATCTAGTAAAAGAGATACGGCAGAACTAAGAGAAACCTCTGTCATAAGCATTTCTGGTGCAGTTAAAGATTCTAAGTACCAATATAAATCTCTTAAAGAAAAAGAAATACGCTTGTTGGTCAGGTCTTGTTTTGGAAATGAGTCTGAATACAATGTCTTTATTGGAACCCAATAGTCCCATCCATTAACATTAATTATAACTTCATAAAATTTAAACTGTATGTGACTGTCTGTATATTTTGATACAATGCTTAATGAATTATTTTTATTAAAGGTTTGGTCATAGTCAAAAACATTTAGGGCTCCATTAGAAGCAACTAACTGTCCTACTGGTAAACCGCTTAGGCCTAGGTCTGATGCACTCTTGTTTACTGAATAGTCCATAACTTTGTCAGAGATGTTTGCAACAAGTCTTGGAGATATTTCTATGAGATCAAAAGTTGAGTCTTTTGTTGTCATTGCTTCTACTACAATTCTAATACCAGAAAGATATTCAAATTCTCTGTAATGAGTTTTGCTGTCTCCATTGCTTATAAATTTATCTGGATTAGTTAAATCTGTAACAAAGTTAGTCAGCCTATCAACTGTTTCATCATGAAGATACCATCCGTATTTTGGTGTTATGATTGTGTAATCGGTACCATTCCAAATATAATATTTTCCTATGTCGTTTTCATTTTGTTTAATAAGATATGCGTATCCAACAACAGATTGCTCAGGAAGCAATGTACTGCTTGCATAGACTTCTGCAAAAACAAAAGTGTCTTTCCACTCGTCTGGAATAATAACACCATATGCAATTTCAACATATCCATCACTTTTAATAATTGCAGATCCATCTATTCTTGTTTCTGAAGGATTAAAAGAAATTACGTCTTTCCAATTATTGTCTTTTAAAAACTGAATCTTCCATTTGCTTGGAACTTTTTTGTTTATTTCTCCAAAGAATGGATCAGTGAATGAACCTGTTGAAGATGAGAACGGACCTAGGTTTTCTGTTCCTGTGTGAGTTTGCATTTTTACTACAACCCTGTTTGTTGGCACTTCTTCTTTATAAACAACAAATGGACATGCATCTTCTATAGAATTTTGAACACCATTTAGTTGTGATGCAATTCCATATTCTTGTCCAGACTCTGTTCTATAAGATGTCCAATATTTAAACTTGTCATTTTTGTCTGGCATATAGTATCTAGGTCTGTCTGCCATAACTATGTTTGGGTGGTGGAGTTTGCTATTTTCAAAATATACAGCCTTGTTTATTCCAGACCTTGGTCTAAACTTTGCAAAACAGTCTTCTAAAGAATATAAACTTTTTAATTTTTCTTTCTTGCTTTTAAAAACACTTGGAGAATTGTCGTCATTATATGTTCCACCTATTAGAACATCTGCATCAGTTGCTCCTGTATAAAAATTTCCAGCATCATTAACATCAAAACTTGTTGGCAAAGATGAATAGACTGAAGATGTTTTTGTTGGTCTGTATCTATAGTTTCCAATATGACTAATATTGGTTGTGTTATTCATATTCCATTCTGCAATAACTACCGACTTATTTCTAACAGTTTGGGCAGTCTCTAAAAATGTTTGCAGATCTTTATCTTTGAACATTATACTTCTTCCAGGCTTATTGAGACATTCCAGTAGTCAAACTTTGTCCCTCGTTTTTCAACAGAATAGGAAAAATCACTAACAAACATTTCTATAAGTTGATTATATTGCTGAAGGTGATCGTATGGTTCAGGTGTTCCCTTAAAAATACCTTTTCTGTCGTATGCAAGAAACACCCAGAAAGATCCCTTATGGGAGTCATACCATTCAAGCATGTCTGCTCCACCTGCTCCACCATCTGTTGTATATGATTTATGTTGTGACAAACCAGTTACTGTATCAAAGGTAGGAACATCTGCGTGAGACCTTGAGGGGATTAGTGACCAACTAGTTGATAAGGTAAGTTTGTCGGCAATATGATAAGACCTCATACGGCCATTTATCATTCTCTCTCGTTTTTCTATTCTCTCTTCTTTAAATTGTAGTGGCGTTCTGTTATCATCAGTAATTAAAAGAAACTGATCTATAAGGTTTTCATCATCAATTCCTTCTGGGTCTGATCCAATTTCATATCCATTTGGAACATATAAACCATTTTGAAGTGTTCCAGAATTTTCTGACCAGAGCATACCACTAGGTCTGTGATATTTTTTACGACCCTGTATGTAGCCTACAATTGCTTCATTAGCCATTTAGTGACACTCCTCGAATTCTTCTATCGTCAACTCTTTGAATTGTTGACATAACGGCTTGTGCAATTTCATTTGGATTTGCATCTGTTTTTGCATTAACAGTTAATGTATAACTATTATTATACACTACATCACTTGTTGAGGCTCCACTATTTATTGCATTCATTTTATCTATACCGTTGGATTGAACAGCATACTTACTCATTATAAATTCTCCTGGCGTTAACATTGCTGGAACTGTATCAGTTCCCCTTGCAAATCCACCCATTGCAAACCTCATTGGATTAACCATTCCACCAGAAGCAAGCATCTGCATTCCATATCTTCCGCTGCCACCGCCACCGCCAACATCGCTTGGATCAATTTTTGGTAATGTTGCATCGTATGCTGCTTGGGCAGCAGCGAGTTCTATTATTAATTTGTTATATTCATCAGTAGATGCAGATCCTTCTGCAGCGTCAAGTTTTTCCTGTGCAGCATCTAATTTGTTAACTGTATCTATAAAATTATTAAGTTCGTCTTCTGATTTTTTAGTTTCCATTGGTGCTACATAAGAGTCTTCGAACTCAGAATATTCTGGAATTTCATAACCAATAATTTTTCCATCAGCATTTTTAATTGGCTGAGGCTGTTTTATTAGTCCACCCGCACCAACAGCACTTCGATCATGTGCTTGAGTTGCACCACCAAAAGACCTGGATCCATACTTGTCTATATTTTCTGGAGTCTTTGATGCACGGTATAACTGCCAAGCACCTGTATTTACTCCACCAATCCAACTATAGAAAAATATGAAGTCCTCATTTTCTAGTCCTCTTGCATCAGGACGATTCTCATAGTCAAGCAATTCGTGACTCTTTCTTCGGGCTTCGGCATCATCTGCCATTTTTTGGCCTCTGTAAAGTTTTTGGTATTCGTCTTCTAAGTCTGCATCATTTAGTTTTTTACGTTGATCTGCAGTCAAGTCTTTTCTGTAATCATTTTTTCTAGGATCTGGCAATCCTAATGCCATGATTTTGTCTATCTGGCCCTGTTCGTATTCTTCTTGTGCTAGTCTTACTTGTTCGGAAATTCTTATATTCTCTGCTATCTTTGATGCCTTGTTTTGTGCGTCGCTTTGCTTTAAGCCTTTACTTCCAGGTGAACCCGTGCTAGTTCCACTTGTGCTAGTTCCACTTGTGCTAGTTCCACTTGTGCTAGTTCCACTTGTGCTAGTTCCACTTGTTGTTGGTGCTGAATAATATGCTTCTATCTTTGCTGCTTTTGCTAATTCAACTTTTGCTTTTGCTTCATTTACCTTAGCAGTCAATGCTGAGAACTTGTACCATTCTCCCTTATTTTCTGCATCCTTAAGTGCCTTTTGTGCATCCGCCAATTCTTTTTCTGCAATGGACAGTACATTATCTGCTATTGCTTGCTGTTGAGTCTGCTTCTTTGCATCAAGAACTCCTTGTGGGGTTGCATTGTATTTTGCTAATTTATCAAGAATAGATTGCCACTTGTCGTCAATTGCCTGTGTTGATGCAAGAAGTGCTCCAAGTTGTTTGTCAAAATCTTTACCTGCTAAAGTATTAGCCTCTATTTTTGCTTTTATTCTATCCCACTCTAACTTTGTTTGATCTAATACCTCTATCTCTTCAACAAGTTTGTCTATCTGAGCCTGTATTAATTCATTAGCAGATGTTAGGTCTGCTATCTTATCTTCAAGTGGCTGAAGTTGTTCTTTCTGTATCTTAAAGATAGCATCTTCTTTTTTCTGAATTTCAAGAAGTTTTGCTTCACGCAACTCTTCTAACTTATAAATCTCATCTTGCTTATCTCTTATGTCTGAAATAATTTTAAGTCTTGCTGGATCGTTTTCCATCTCATAGAGTCTTTGAGAATTTTCAAATTGCTTTTGGTCTATTTCCTTTTGAGAAAGTCCAGTCTCTTTACCTCTAAGACCAGAAATCTCATTTGCTCTGGATTGATCTAAAGCCTCAGATAAAGATCCACTAAATCTTTGTGCTGACTGAGCACGTTGTTCTTGTGCTGCTCTGGCTGCTGCTGCAATGTCTCCGCTAGTTAAAGCACCTGCAATATCAAGTTGACCCTTTTGCTGATTTAGAATATCTTCATTTATTGCTGCAACCTTAGCAAGAGCCTCTGCCTGCTTGTCATATTCTTCGTTAATCTTCTCTGCTTGATTTGCCATGATTGCAGAATCATTAGACATCTTTGCATTTTCTTTATTTATGTTTTCCATAGCACGATCACCAAAGAGAGGGTTCATTTCTAGTTCTCGTTCTAGATCGCTAATCTCTTCTTGCAAAGCCTCTATTGGTCTTGTATAACTCTTTTCAATCTCTTCCTCAATATCTCTAATCTCACGATTAATAAGTTCAATCTCTCTTCTAAAGGCCTTGGCTTTTAATTCTGCTTCTGCAATTGCTTTATTATTAGCATTCATCGTGTCAACCATTTTGGTTGTTCTTGGATCTGCGCCCGTTCTTAGCAGACTTTCTTGAACAGCAAACATCTCATCTACAATGTCCATCCCAGGCTGTGCAGCCTCAGAGAACTTTCCAGCATTGTAGTTTACCTGAATATCAATAATTTTTCTAGCCTCAATAGAGTTTAGATAGTCTGCTATTTCTTTAGAATCAACCTTTCCATCTTTAAGATCTTCAATTAGGTGTTTTGCAAGTGCTGGGTCATTTAGCACCTCGCTCATTTGGTCTGCAGAGAAGCCTGCAAGTTGCATTGCTGATGAAAGTTTTGGCATTTGCTCAAGAAGTTTAAACTCTTCATTAGCGGTAATCATTTTTTGGCTAAGAGCAAATCTTTCTGTTTCATCTGTAGCCTTTTTAAGATCTGCAATGTATTGTTTTCTTTCTTTGCTTCCTGCTTTACCAAGAGCACCAGATGCTATTGCTGCTGCGGTGGCAGCATCCTGAACATGCTCAAGGGCTTCTGTTGCACTTGCCCCAGATGCAACCAACATCCTAAATGCTTTTTCTTGGTTGGCAACTTGCTCTACTGTTTCTTTATTAACAACATTTGCTTCTCCGACTATAGCCTCATTGTATGTCTTCATTAACTTTTTGCCAGTGTCTGTAAGTCCCTTTATATTTGCCTTTGTTCTTGGCTTTTCTTTTCCATTTTTGTCTTTGTCAAATGTAAAGATTGCCTTTTTGCCTTTTAGTTTTGCTAATTTTGTGAAATCTTCAGAAGACATTCCAGCAATCATATCTCTAAATTCTTTTGGAACCTTCATTCCAATCATTCTTTGTTGCAGACCATCAAACATATTAAAGGCAAGAGCCATGTCTTTCTTTACTTTTGGATTACTAAACGCAGCAAGCATAGACTGTAATGGCTTTGTTGCATCAAATGCTCCATCACGAACATTCTTAATTCTCATTGCAAGGCTATCTAGGAAGTCTAGAGGGTTTGACCCTCCTTTAGGAGTTGTCGGAACCACTGGGGCTCCAACGCTAGTGACTCCACCATTTCCTACCATTTCTACCTTTTTAACTGCAAAGTCACCATCTGAAAGAAGTTTTAATGCTGCAACATTTTTTGCTAAAATTGCTACATAAGCATCTGATCCAACAGCAATTCCCTTTTCATATGCTTCATTCATGGCTTGTTGAGCAGCAAGAAATTCTATATCTGCCTGATGTGTTTTATCATTTACTGTAGCCTCATACATCATCTGTGCTGCAAGTTTTTGAAGGTACTCTGTTTGCTGCTCAAGACTTCCTTCTTTAAACTGCTTCATTCTTTCTTCGTTACCTTCTAGTGCATCAATGGCAGCCTTCATATTGCCAGAGACATCAGCAGATGCATCAACGGTCTTACCATCGGCTGAAACTAGAGATGTCTTTCCAGCCTTTTTAGCAGCATCTTTAACCTTTTCAAGGTCTTCTTGCTCCTTTTTAATTTTTTCAATTCCTTCAAGTCCA